AAGCATGAAATAGGCATACCCCTATCTGTGCCCATATTACTTAAAACCGGAGAAGCTAATCCAATCCACCCATTCCAAATATATTTGAAAAATTTAGATGATAGTTCAGGTTTATTTAACCTCTCAGCAACTGCATTAGCTACCCGTCTATATGCTTTTTTAGGTGTTTCACCTGGTAGAAGATAACCTTTAGATATAGTAGCTAGAGCTACTTCATCAAAAAATTCAGGGTAGTCTCTACCTTTTACCCATTGACTATAATCCGAAATTAAATTACTATCCATATTAAAAAATGTCTTCTGCTTCCCATTTAACGTGTCCCTTAGAGTAATTAGTTACTCTATTAGCAAAGAAATCAGTATGTTGCTTTCCACCCGAGAGGGCATCAAACCATTTCATATTATCTACTGCTTTTAAATCTACATCTACAATGGCTTTATAACCTAAATCTTGTAGTTTAATATTTACTCTATGTTTAATAAAGTTTTGGAGGTCATATTTAGAACATCCTTCTAATTCACCCAATTGGTATACTTTATCTATAAAATTCAATTCTAATTGGAGTGATAATAAAGCTGCTTCATTAATAGCAGCTTCTAATTCGGGTGTTTTAAGTTCTGGTTTATTTTCAACTAAAGCTCTAAATAACCAACAACCTGCTTCCGAATGTAATGATTCGTCCCTAATACTCCATTCTACTATTTGACCTACTCCTTTTAATTTATTTCTAAGTTTAAATGAAAGTAAGATAGCAAATGAAGAAAATAAATTTACACCCTCAGTGAATGCAGAAAATATAGCTAATGATTTAGCGATTTCATGCCAATCTTTTTCTCCATTGAAACTATCTCTTACATTCATTAGGTTTTCTATTTTAGCCATAGTGGTTTCATCTTCTAAAAACTCACTAAAGTCATCTAATCCTAATTCTTCATTAAGTAATGAGTAGGCTTCTGCATGTATGGTTTCGAATGCTCCAAAGGTAGTAGCCATCATAATAATTTCTGGTTTCCTAAACCATCTAGTTACTAATCCGGACCAATAATCATTTACTACAGTTTCAGTTTGAGCAAATCCCTTTAAAATAGTACCTACTATATCTTTTTCTATATCAGTTAAATTTTGTTTCCAATCATTAACATCTGACATCATAGGTACTTCAGTGTGTAACCAATGAGCCTGTTGTTGTTTTAACCAATACTCATGTGCCTTTGGATATTCAAAAGGTTTATAAGGAATTCTTTCTTTAGTTATGTCTTTGGCCATTTTGTTTTTTTAATAAATTATATGTTATGTTTAAAAAACTGATTCTGCATCAATTTCTTATCAAATGAATCAAAGTCAGCAGGAGCTGAATGTGTAGGGGCTGTAGTTTCTTCTGATTCATCATACTCTGTCACTTCAAAATGGCCAGTAGAAGTATCAGCTTTAACCTTAAAGGTCAAACCATCAATACCATACCGGTTTTTCATTATATGAAATCTTCCAGTCCCATTTACTTTATCTTGCCGTTGACGTGAAAGAGATATACAGACGTCGGATATCATAATTTTATCATATGAACCCGCTGCCTTATCTCCCTCAACAATTTCATCCCTAGCTCCAGCCCGATTCACTTGGGAAACTGACCAGATAGGTAAGTTCAACTGTCTAGCAAGACCTTTGATACTGCGATAAATATGATCTAATTCTCCTTTCCTATCAGAACTTCGCTTTTTAGTTGAAAGAAGATCTATATAATCAATAATAATTAAATCAGGTTTAATATCTAAATTTTCAGATTTTTGGATATGGGACTCTAGAGTTGAAGTTGTTGCACCCCCAATAGGATATTCTTTAACAATAAGTTTACCTGGTAGTCTACTAATTGTTTCTTCTACCTGATCCCTATGTTGGTGAATTGTATTTACAGGAATTCTTGTAAAAAACGCATCATATCGTTTAGCAACATAATCCTCCCCTAATTCTAGGGTATAATGAAGAACATTAAATCCTAAACTAACAGCATATGCTCCCAATGACACTAAACACCATGATTTACCACCCCCAGGACTTCCAAATATTAATCCTAGATCACCATTACCTATCCCACCTTGGGTTAAATCATTAAACTTAGCCCAAGGGGTAGGTATTGTTTTTCTATTATCTTCTCTATATCGGTATTCTACATCTTTAAGATATTCATGTCCAATATTTTTATCTTGTCCACTTTTCATAGCTGATTCCACTATAAATTTAATGGATTCATAGTCGCCTATTTTAAGTAAATCTACCGATTTAAGTAATGCTTTTTTTAGTTGTTGGTTTTTGCAAAAATTAGAAAACTCTTCCTGAACGTATTTTAAATCCTCATCTGAGGCTTCATATGCTAATTTAAGTTGTTCTCTAATTGATAGTTGTAATACTTCATTTTCAACCTTTTGTAGTTCTACTTTTAGAACATCCATTGAAACGTTAGTATGGTACTTATCGTAATATTTAATTATTTCCTTTATAATCCACTTATGGGCAGAATTAGGAAAGTCTTCATCACTTAAAACGTCGATAATGTTTTGTAAAAACTCCTTAGATGTAAGAAGAGAAGATATAACCTTAATTTGGAAAGGATGCCCGTATTGTTCTATTGTTTTAAGTGTCAACTTTTTTATTTTTTAAATTGTTCAAATACGTCTTTTACCCAAAAACCTACATTTCTAATTATACCCCCAACTTGGTCTTCTTCATACATTTCTAAAAATGTCTCTGGAAGGTAATTGAGTTCTTTGTCATTGGCTAGTGAGTCTAAATAAAGTTTATCAGATGTATCAATCATAGGATTGGATAAATCCATTAATTTATAATTAAGATTAACCTCATCTACATTATCTACTACGCGAGCGTAGGTAATATTTTCTTTAAATTTAGACTCACAAATACCAATAACATCATCCAATGACATTATATCTCCTGCGAGTTCAGGGAATTTTTTTAGGAATGATTTTTTCCCTAAACCCTTAATTCCTCTAATACCATCGGAGTTATCCCCTAATAATGTTTTATATAAAATAAAGTTACCAGCGGGAATACCAAATTTTTCTTTTACTGTATCCGGTGTGTAAAATTCCTTTTCAATAGGTCTGAAAACTGCAACGTTTTCATTTATTAATTGAATAAAATCTCTATCACTAGAAACTATAAAAGCTTTATCCTTTGGTGACTTACATAATGTCTGGGAATAATAAGCTATAATGTCATCTGCTTCTACTTTATCAATAGAAACAACTTTAACAGGTAGGGTTTTTAAATAATGAACTAACCTAACTAATTGATCTATTTTAGCATCATGTTCATCTTCGACACTTTCAAAAATTTCCCAATTGGTAATTCTTTTAATGTGTCTACCTGCTTTATATCCAGGTAATAGGTTTTTTCTATTGTTGGAAGAACCGGCACCATCAAAAACCACATAAACCTGTGTGGGTTGGATTTGTCTAATAAGTACCCCGAGGGATCTTAAGAATCCCCCTAATCCTCCTATATGTTGTCCCCTAGAATTTACCATATTCAATATAGCAAAATTTCTAAAGAATAAATTCAAACCATCAATCAGAAGATATCTTTCTCCTAATTGAGCAGGTTCATTATTTTCTTGAACTTGACTTAAAATGTCTAAGGGACTACCTTCTTTCATACAACCTATTTACCTAAATATAATAAAAATAAATGCAGAACCAAACCCTAGCTTGGCTCTTCTGTGAAGATATTCACATATGTTTCTTGTGATTCTTCTTCACCTACTAATTTGAAATCAGCACCTCCCAGAATATTTGACCATTCTTCTTGACGTGATTTCTTATAAGCATTTAGTGCATTAGGGCTTTCCTCAATAAAACCATGAGGGGTCATAACAATCTTTCCTCTAGTTGTTACCCCATTAATATGGTTTTTATCAATTTGAATATTTACTCGTTTAGCAAATTCTACTTGTTTGCCATCCTTGATTGCTTTAATCTTAGAGGTACCAGCAGACATAATATTACCAAAAGTAATTACAAATGTTGAGTCATACCACATTGCATATCCTCCCTTATTCATCAACTTAGGTTGACCCATAGGGGATTCTGGTTTTAGAGTCCATACTTTATTAATACAAACTAATGTATTAGTATATTTTGAAGATTCCTTGCGAGATAATGTAATTTTCTGATTTACATTATTTGCGAATTGGGTTGACATTGCTCCCGCGTTCCATTCATTATTGTTCTTATTAGAACGAATAGACAGTTCACAAGGAATACTACCAATGGAATCCCATAAAAATACTAAATCATATGGTAAATTGCCCTTTTTCTGCTCATCAACCAAATCTAAAATGAAGGCAGCTACATCTTCAATAGTATTTAAGGATTCTCTATCTGCATAGATAAAATCTCCCTCATATCCTAATACTTCACCTGTTTCTTCATCAGCAATCGCATCTACCTTTAACCCCATCTGAGTGGCATGCTCCCAGTTCCATTTCATCTCAGTGATAATGAAGACTGGAAGTATACCATTCTTTTGGGCTGATACGGCAGTTTCGATCAGTGCAGTGGTTTTCCCGGTGTCGGAGTGTCCTCGTAAAAGCACAATATGACCCATTGGAATCCCAGGGATTGAAGTAACGGTTTGAAAAGCATCAGACAGAGGAATCCATTGTTGGTCTTTGAATTTTACATTCTGATCTAGTCCCTTTTTAGTTTTAAAACTTTTTAAATCAAATTTAGATCTGATTTCTTTAGAGACTGCTTCCGATAGTGATTTACTTTTTCTGGGCATTACTTACTTAATTAAAATGGTAAATCATTCTTTTCGTTCTCACCAAACAAATCATTGAACTTATCAACGTTTGTTTTTTTCGCACCCGTATCTAATGTGTAGTTAGTTTGGGAGGGTGGAGGTGGAATAGAAGATGGGATGGGGGTAGAAGTATTTTCTCCTGAATCAGAATCTGGGTCTAACCAACTTTGTAGAAATCCTTTAATCTCATCAAATTGATAACGCTTGAAGATTTTAAACGGATCAGCTTGATCACCCATGAATTTTTCTATTGTATCCTTATCATCGGCAAGAGGAGTTACTTTCATAGAAGGACCAATTGTAGTCTTGTTATAAGGTGTTCCTGTGACTTCAGGTCCTACTGTGGTAAGTTTAATATCACGTCCTTCTAGAATATCCGTATAGTCACCAATTTCTTCATCAGCAGCCATATTAAGGAATGATTGATAAACTTCTTTACCAAATTGCCATAGTTTGACTCCTTCTTCTTCTTCACCACGAACAATAACAGGGGCAAAAATACGAGTTTTGGGATCTAACTTTTTAGCAATGCGCCAATTTTCTTTATCATTAGTCTGACGTAGTTGTTTTGCAAATTCCACAATTGGATCTTTTTCTTTCCAATTTAGGGGAGAAGCAATTACACGTTGACCTATTCCATAATAGAACATCATTTCAGTGAAGGGGAATTCAGAATTAAATTTAGAGGGAACAATTCGAATAGTTTGTTTACCAATACTTGGTTTCCAGAATAAATTTTTCTTTTGATTATTCCCACCTGTGGGGGCAGTTTTATTAAGCGATGCCAACCGCTGTTTGATAACATTTAAATCCATAGTAACTTTTTTTTAAATATACGAAAACAATTTCAGGTATCCAACTAGAGTTCAATAATTTTATGAATCTTAGTTTTCAACTGTTTAAATTCATCCTTATTCGTAAGTAGGATGGAATTTCTATAGTGTCTCCATTCAATAGGAAACTTAGTGTCAACTACACCTCCATTTAACCTTTTAATTAACTCATTAAGAGCATTAATTGTGTAAAGGGTATTTGATTCTTTTTTTCTGTGTACTAGTATAGTACCAGAAGGAATTTCAGTTATATTAGATGTATCCACATTGTAGGTACAAGCATATTCATTATTAGACTGAATATACAAGACAAATATCTTATTAAAAATGATTTCATAGTTAGAGGAAATGTCTTCTACTAAATTATCAAGATCTTCGATAGATGTAAATGTGCAAAATAGTTTATTCCCTCCCAACTCTTCTAGATTATAACCAAAATTTAAAATATCCGTTCGGTTATACATACTAGAGGGATTGTAAAGAAGAGTAGTTGGATCCATAACTAATTTTTATTTTAAGTTCTCGTTCAGAGAATATATTTTTTAAACTATCAAAAAGTTTTTTTTCGGTTCTATCAAAATCAAATAAAAACGAATCAAAGTTATATAATACTAACTTTGTATTATACCCTTTGAGTAACTTAAACATCTTACATAAGATAATAACATTATTTGAGGTCTCCAAATTCTGTAGTAAATAATTTAATAATTTAGATGGAGTCATGTTATCTAAAGTATCTTTTTGAAATTTGTATTTTGAAATAGGACATTCTATATAACCTTGATTATTAAAATCTTCCCATAAAATATTAGTAAAATCTTGGGCTTTAGAGAAAAATTCTAAATTAGAGTATTTACCAAAATTACCACTGTATAACATTTTAAATGTTAATTGTTTTGCCTCCTTATACTCTACTCCATACATTTTTGAAAATGATTTATGAATATCTCCATCATCAAATTCATAATCTATTAGTTTAGCTAGTAGTGTAGGATGATATGCTGAGATGTCCATTTCTACAAACACATCATTTCTAGGGATAAAAGGTATTCTAGAATCATCTTTTTTAGATAAAGCAGAATAGTTTACTCCTCTAAATTTATTTGAAGGTCTTGTAGTAATTGTTTTAAAGTTATAGGAAGGGTAGACGTACTCTCTATTGGTTGAGTAGAATTGATTTGAGAATTTTTCTGCATCAATATGAATTCCACTGGTCTCGAGAGCGTAGAATACCACTGTAGATCGTCTGTTGTAAAAGTCGTTGATCGGTACATCTATTTCGGATTTTAATTCGTTAAATAAATTTTCACAGTATTCGTAATGCTTAGTAACTGGGATTATTGTATTTAGGTTTTCTTTATTGGGGTGTTTAGAATAAAAATAATTATGGGATGGTGTAAAAGGTTTTTGGTAATTAGGTTTATTTAGAGTTAAATCTACTACATTAGCATGATAGTAATAGTGCAAAAATTCTTTTTTATCTCTTACATAAACAGTTCCACATTTATTTAACCATTCTAA